CACCGCTCGGCAGTTATCGCGCACCATGCGCAAGCTAGCCGCCGCATCGAGATGATTCAGAGGGACTACGAAATCGTCATCACCAACTACGAAGGTCTCAACCTGATTGCGGATGAGGTGCGTAACGATGGGCGCTTTGACCTGGTGATTGTTGATGAGGCCAACGCATACAAGACAGTGACCACACGCAGATGGAAATCACTTAACTCAATCATTACACCTAGCACACATCTGTGGATGATGACGGGAACCCCTGCTTCGCAGTCGCCTGTTGATGCGTATGGCTTGGCTAAACTAGTCAGCCCTGAAGGTGTGCCAAAGTTCTTTACTGCGTGGCGTGATGAGGTGATGCAGAAGGTGACTGCGTTTAAGTGGACGGCTAAACCTGACGCCAAGGAAAAGGTGTTTGAAGCCCTACAGCCTGCGATACGTTTCACGAAAGAAGCGTGCTTGGATCTACCGCCTGTGGTTACCATGATCCGCGAAGTGCCCATGACCCCGCAGCAAAACAAATACTACAACCTACTCAAAGAGCGCATGCTTGTGCAAGCCGCAGGCGAGACCATCACAGCAGTCAATGCCGCCGCTGGTGTATCCAAGTTGCTTCAGATCAGTTGCGGTGCGGCATACACAGACGACAGGGAAGTTGTGGAGTTTGATTCTGCGCCTAGGCTTGCGGTACTGGAGGAGATACTTGAAGAAACTAACCGCAAGGTCATTGTGTTTGCGCTGTTCAGAAGCATCATCGATACGATAAGCACGCACCTGACCAAGAGGGGCATTGCCAACGAATGCATACAAGGCGACGTATCCCCAAGCAAACGCGGCGGCATCATCAACCGCTTCCAGACCGAGGACAACCCACGCATACTGGTGATGCAACCCGCCGCCACAGCGCATGGCATTACGCTGACTGCCGCTGACACAGTGGTGTTCTATGGGCCTTTGATGTCGGTTGAGCAGTACATCCAGTGCTGTGCGCGTGCAGATCGTAAGGGACAGACCTCCGACAAAGTTACCGTGATACACATTCAGGGTAGCCCAATCGAGAAGCGTATGTTCAAAGCTTTGGAAGGGAAAGTTAGCGATAACTCACTACTGACCCAGATGTTCGACACTGAAATTAAATCATGAAAGGGGCTTGCAACACGATAAATTACCTGTAAACTGTCCAACCTTAGACAACAAATTATTAGGAGAAGCAATGGAAGAAGAAGTAATACCGCTCGATAAGCTTGTAAAAATCTACCGCAAGCTACGGGCACGCATGACGCTACTGACCCAAGAGTACGACACACAAGCTGAAGTTCTCAAGGCACAGCAGGAAGAGATTAAACATGCAATCAAAGACCAGATGAAGGCGATGGGCGTCACATCTGTCCGCACTGCCGAGGGCACAGCCGTAATGTCTGTGAAGACTCGTTACACCACACAGGACTGGGACTCGTTCAAGAAATTTATGATTGAACACGAAGCCATTGACTTGCTGGAGAAGCGCATCGCGCAGACCAACATGGCGCAGTTCTTACAAGAAAACCCCGGGGTCGTACCGCCCGGTCTGAACTCATCCGCTGAGTACGACATCTCTGTACGCAAACCAACTTAATGGAAAATCAAATGAGCAATATTGCAATGTTTAACCCCGCAAACATTCCTGCTTTCGCACGCAACGCAGAACTCTCCGCAACTACTCTTGCCTTGACTGGTGGCAGTGGTGGCGGTGCCGGCATGAAGCGCGTGTCAATCAAGGGCGGTGTGTTCCGCCTGCTGTCTAGCGGCAAGGAGATCGCATCGATCGAAGAGCGCCACTTGGATGTCATCATCGTGAAAGCTGCCCCCAAGGTCAGCCGTATTTTTTACGCTGGTGGTTATGACAAGGACGCGGCGGCGGCTCCCCCTGACTGCACATCTTCTGATGGTGACAAGCCTGATGCAAATGTAAAGAACAGGCAGTCCTCAAGCTGTGCCACATGCCCACAGAACATCGCGGGTTCAGGTACAGGTCAGAGCCGCGCTTGCCGCTATCAACAGCGTTTGGCTGTAGTGTTGGCCAATAACCCCGACGGTGACGTGTTGCAGGTTGCCCTGCCCGCCGCATCTATCTTCGGCAAGGAAGACGGAGACAAGCGCCCACTGCAGGCATACGCTCGCTACATGGCCGCACAAACCCCTCCTGTTAACTTGGACGCTATCGTCACACGCATGAAGTTCGACACCAAGGCAGAGTCCCCCAAGTTGATCTTCAGCCCACAGCGTTGGTTGACTGACGAAGAGTATGAGATTGCGCAGAACAAAGCCAACTCGAAAGATGCGGAGAAGGCCGTAGCTGTAACCCCTGCCTATGCTGATGGCGTTGCCGCCCCTGCCCCCTTGGCGATTGAAGGTAAGCGCCCTGCGCAGACTATTGGTGCCCTGCTCGACGAAGACGATGCCGAGGCTATTGCCGAAGTTAAAGCAACCAAAGCTAAAGCCAAGGCCAAGCCTGCACCAGTTGAGACAGAAGCCGAGGAAGAGCCAGAAGTGCGTAAAGCCGCACCCAAGGTTGAGCCCGTTCCAGCTAAGAAGAACAAGCTGGCTGACATCGTTGCTGACTGGGACGATGAGTAATCACACAGGGGGCTTCGGCCCCCTTTAAAACCATGGCCATCATCTTTCCTGCAAACACAAGAGGCATGACTGCTGGCGCTATGCGTCAGATTAAACAGCAAGGTTACACGACTGCCGCCGGTGGGTGGCACGATTTCAACCATCTGACTACTATGGCCGCTGACGGCGGCATATACCTTAACGAACGAGAACCACTAGGGAGATTTATGTCCGCACTAGAAAAAACTAAAGCAGACGCCGATGCGTTGACAGACGCACTTATCAAGAGCACTACCGCTCTGGTTGAGCAAGCGAAGGAGTCCAACAAACATCTTAATGATGTGAACGGCAAGATGCGTGACGGGGCTGAGAAGCTCGGTCTTGCAATTGAGAGGTTCAACAAGGTGGCAGGCAACACCAACTTTGCCGAAACAGCCAAGCAAGCTGAATCGCTTGTCAACAGTCTGGAGCGCTTAGCCGCGCTAGAAGCATCCGGTATGTTAGATAAAGTGATGAAGGCAATGGCCAAATAACATGGCTTACTCTCAAAAAGTAATTGACGACGTAGCAAAGACCCCCAAGTCTCTGGGCAACCAGCTTGGGCGTTGGGCAATCCATCTTGACTTTCCGGTCACGAAGATAGCCCTTGCACTCGGAGTCTCTCGACAGACTGTATACAACTGGTTTACAGGCACGGAAGTGTTTGGCGCCTATCGTAACCGCGTCGAGTTTTTAACAAAAATAATGCAGACCTCACGCACAGCCGATGAGGCATGGAGAAAAATATGCAAAGAATACGGCCTAGAACCCTGACCACCAAAGAGCTGATTTACTTCTGCTCAGAAATGATTGAACTTCCCGCTGGGGTACCCAAGGATTTTCAGCTTGAACTCATCAGACGCTTGGAAGCATTGACGCCGGGCGATGAGCCCTTGCCTATAGATCCCAAGCAGTTAGATCTGTTCCAGTAACCCACTAAGGACTTCAATGACCCCGCTTAAGTTTTTAGCGGTTGTTCTGCCGTCTCCGGAATTTGGCCGGTACTGCGTAGCAGAGCTAACGAAGATTAAAGAGCATTTCTTTACAGATACGCTTGATGAAGTAACAACGCCAATTGAACGCTGGCATGAAGACAAGTGTGATGTTTATTTCGCACTGGCCACCTTTGGTGAGAAGGACAACCGCACTGCAGCAAACGCTCGGTACGTTAAATCCCTGTTCATCGACATGGATGGCTACGCTTCAAGGAAAGACGCCGCGCTTGCGCTTAATGCGTTCTTAGAGAAGACTGGGCTTGACACCCTAGGTACGCCATATGTCGTGGCATCTGGCGGTGGCTTGCACTGCTACTGGCCTTTCACTGAATCTTTACCCGTAGAGACATGGAAGCCTGTTGCTGAAAACTTTAAACGCCTGTGCAAACAGGAGAGCCTTGCGATTGATATGACGGTAACGGCTGACGCCGCCCGTGTGTTGCGCGTACCCGGCACGACCAACTTTAAAAAGAAGTATGCGACGCCGCGCCCCGTGCGCCTACTATCTGAAGGCGATACGTTTAGTTTTGAAGCCATGGCGTCCCTGATTAGGGAGAAGCTTGCCGGCACAGTGTATGAAGCAAAGGTTCCTAAGCTGGACTTGGCCGGCACCCGTCCCACCAAGGCAGACCCAACTGCAACCAATGTCAAACTCTTTGAAAACAGCCTGACCAGATTCAAACCAATTTGGTTGGCCACGCAAAACGACAAAGGTTGCAACCAACTTGCGCACTATGTTGAGCACGCCACAGAAGAAGGCATGGAGCCGCTGTGGCGTGGGCTGTTGTCATGGACTAAGGTCTGCGATGATGGAAACAAAGCCGCAGTGTGGCTCAGCAAGCTGCACCCATATGACGCAGACCGGATGAACCAAAAGCTTCAAAGCATCAAAGGTCCATACCCCTGCATCAAGATGGATAGCGAG